GGAGAGAAACACTCAGCAAACGACTTCCTAAATGGAAGAAGTATGGAAAAAGTGGGTTGCCTTTTACCGCAGGTTGTGGTAAGGTGGCTGTCGTTGTTGAGGACTGTGTGAGTGCAACTGTTGTTGGTTACAGTTCCTTTGTTGGGGTTGCGCTTCTTGGTACATCTCTACAGGAATCGCATAAAGGATTTCTCTCGCAGTTCTCGACAGCGGTAATTGCATTAGACCCCGATGCATTACCAAAGACTTTGCAGATGGCAAAGGAATTACGTGGGCATGTGCCTGATGTGCGTGTCCTAAAACTAAACAACGATTTGAAATATCGTGACCCCAAAGATATGGAGAAGCTAAATGGAATTATCATTAATTAGAAGTTTGATGAACAGGTCATTCTACGATGACCACAGGGGAGCTAAGTGTCCCGACAAACTGTTCAGCAAAGATGTTCGCAAGATTAAGCAAGCTATCGACAGTGCTATGACCAAGTACGAGCGTACTGTTACACCCGATGAGATAGAAGCGTTGTTCTTGTCAAACAATCCCACCATGACTACCGCACAGAAACAAGCATATTCTGCCCTGTTCTTCAAGATAAAGAAAGAAGCACCTATGGGTAGCGATGTAGCTAACGAAGTGTTGTCTAAATTATTTCAGCAAGTCATTGGCGAAGAGATAGCTAACTTAGGATTTGATTATGTCAATGGTGACAAGGCTAGTCTTGAACCACTACGCAATATGCTAGAGCAGTATGGCGATGACTTTATTCCTAATCTCAATGTCGAGTGGGATGACATCGAACTAGAGACACTGCTGTCTCGTGCAGACTTAGAAGCACGTTGGACTTTCAATGTGCCTACACTTACACGCAAGGTAGAAGGTGTCAATGCAGGACATCTGATAGAGATAGGTGCTAGACCCAATACAGGTAAGACATCTTTCCATGCAAGTTTGATTGCATCACCGCAAGGCTTTGCACATCAAGGTGCTAACTGCATCATACTGTGTAACGAAGAAGGATATCATCGTGTCGGTGCTAGATACCTAACGGCTGCCACTGGCATGACCATGAAAGAAATCAAAGATAATCCTACAAAGGCTCGTGACTTGTATGCACCTGTTAAAGAACGAATCAAGATAAAAGATGCGACAGGTCGTGACATGGCATGGGTCGAGAGTATATGCAAGACATACAAGCCTGACATTGTGTTGCTCGACATGGGTGATAAGTTTGCTAAGACAGCAGGGTTTGCTAGAACAGATGAAGCACTGAAAGCAAATGCAGTGCATGCACGTATGATTGCCAAGCAACATGAGTGTGCTATCTTTTATATGTCACAGCTTTCAGCAGATGCGGAAGGTAAAGTGTTACTGAATCAATCCATGATGGAAGGGTCACGTACAGGCAAGGCAGCCGAAGCTGACCTTATGATATTGATTGCTAAGAATCCACCTGTCGATGGACAGGAAGAAGAAGATTCACAGCGACATCTCAATGTTGTAAAAAATAAGTTGACAGGATGGCATGGTGTGGTACACTGCGAACTTGAATATAAAACTGCAAGGTATTTATCATGAAGATAGTTGTTGATATAGAGAACACAGTCACAGAAAGAAATGGCAAGTTACACCTTGACCCATTTGAGCCTACCAATACGCTTGTTATGGTGGGTATACTGACTGACACTGGAGAAGAGTATCAGATTACTTTTGACCATGCCGACAAAGAAGCTACAGAGAATGGACATAAGATAGTACAAGACTTGCTTGACAAAGCAGGTGCTGTCATCTGTCACAACTCTGCGTATGATTTGATGTGGTTATGGGAGTCTGGTTTCAAGTATGATGGTGCGGTGTTTGATACTATGCTTGCTGAGTATGTACTACAGCGCGGTATTAAACAGCCATTGTCTCTTGAAGCATGTGCTGAGAGATACGAAGTTGATACAAAGAAACAAGATACTCTCAAGTATTATTTTAAGAAAGGTGTAACGACACGCGAGATACCACACGATGAGTTGGTGTCTTATCTGTCTGCTGACCTACACGCTACACAACAGGTAGCAAACAAACTAATGTATAGATTAAATAGCAGTGATGCATCTCTGATGGATACAGTTCTACTTACTAATCAATTAGCAGTGGGACTTGCTAAGATATACTGCAGGGGATTTAAGGTTGACTCTACAGCTTTGGAAGATGTTCGTTTTGAGTATGAGTCAGAGCGTGGCTTATTAATAGAGAGCTTAGAAGCACAAGTCAGAGAAGTTATGGGTGACACACCTGTAAACTTAAATAGTCCAGAGCAGTTATCATGGGTTATCTATGGTAGGAAAGTTAAAGATAAAACAGATTGGGTTACAGCCATTGACCCATACATGACAGGCTCTGATTTTAAAGAAGCTATGGCACAGCATACAACACGATTGTATAGAACAGAATCAACGCAATGCACTACCTGTAATGGCTACGGCAGGATTCGTAAGACAAAGAAGGATGGTACACCATTCGCTAAAGAGACACGCTGTATAGACTGTGATGGTAAAGGTTATATTTATACAGATACAGATAAACGTGCAGGATTTTGTTTTGTGCCACCATCACCAAAGTGGGCATCAGCTAATGGCTTTACAACAAACAAGATGAATCTACAAATGCTTGAGAACACAGCCAAGAACAAGGGCATGAAAGAAGCGGAGCGTTTCTTACGTAACGTGCGTAGGCTATCTGCCGTAGAGACTTATCTATCTTCCTTTATTGATGGTATTGCTACACATGTGAAGTCAGATGACAGACTGCATGTAAGATTACTACAGCATCGCACATCTACAGGCAGACTATCTGGTGCAGACCCGAACATGCAGAACATGCCTAGAGGTGGTACGTTTCCTGTAAAGAAAGTATTTATATCGCGTTGGAGTGACAATGACTTTGGTATGAAAGGATATATTCTTGAAGCGGACTTTGCACAACTAGAGTTCAGAGCTGCTGCATATTTGTCACAGGACAAGGTGGCTATCGAAGAAGTCAAGACAGGCTTTGATGTGCATGCGTATACAGCTAAGATTATATCTGATGCAGGTCAACCTACAAGCAGACAAGAAGCTAAAGCACACACCTTTGCACCGCTGTATGGTGCTAGTGGATTTGGTAGGACTAAAGCTGAAGCATCTTACTACGAGCATTTTACACAGAAGTACAAGGGCATAGCTGAGTGGCATAAGACTCTAGCTAGAGAAGCCTTAGACAATCAGAAGATTGCTACACCATCTGGTAGAGAGTTTGCTTTTCCAGATGTGCAACGTAACAGGAGTGGTAGAATAAGCCACTTCACACAGATAAAGAATTATCCTGTGCAGTCGTTTGCCACAGCAGACATTGTGCCATTGGCATTGCTACACATTGATAATCTTTTAGGGCGAATGAAGTCCTGTATAGTCAATACAGTGCATGATAGTATTGTTATTGATGTGCATCCAGAAGAGAAGAATGCAGTGATTGGTGTCATAGATAAAACTAATAAAGAGTTATCTTCTTTGATATCAAGTCGTTGGGGAATAAGCTTCAACGTACCACTATTATTGGAAGCAAAAATAGGATATAATTGGCTTGACACTAAAGATGTTATATGATATAACTATGTCTCATTTGTTAAAGGAGAAACATATATGACAGAACTAACGACAATAGACCCGAAAAACTATGGCGAAATGGCAAAGGCTATGGGCATAGCTAATGAAGCACCTGCTAAATCTAAGAGCAGTTCTTTGGCTAGGCTACGCATTAACCATTCACCAATCATGGGTACAGCAGAAGTTAAAGGTAAGAGTGTTAACGTAGAGACTGTTAGCGGTGGTACATACAAACTGGAGATACCAGATGGTGATACCTACTTTGCTAACTCTGTTAAGATTAGACCGCACATACAAAGGTTTATGTATAAGCGATTTGTAATGGGTGGAGCTAATGCACCTAACAGATATATTAAAACTGTTATGTCTGATAATCTAAATGTAGATTTGAAAGATAATGATGGTGGCTTTAACTGTGGTAAACCTGCAGGGTTTATACAGGATTTTAAAGCATTGCCAGAGAAGAAGCAGGAATTAATTAAGCAGATTAAAAGAGTGCGAGTTCTTTTTGGCACAGTCGAATTAGTAAACCCAGTTAATTCAACTGGTGCGGAAGTGACTGTTGACCCCATGCCTTTCATATGGGAGATAGATAACAGAGATGCCTTCAAAATTGTGGGTGAGCCTTTCGCTAATCTGGCAAAGCTACAGAGACTGCCAATACATCATATGATTACAGCTACGACTGACGAGAAGAAGTTACCTAATGGTAATAGCTTC